TAAATGTAAAACCAAATGTTTCACCTACATTATTTAAAAAATTAATTGCACGCTTTTTATAATTACCTGTTTCTCCTTCTTTCAAGTTTGTAAAATCTACAAAAGATGTAACTTCTTGTAATACATTACCTAAAGCATTTTCATCAACACCTGAATCTTCGATATACTTAGTAAATTGAACTTGCTCTTCGGGTGTAAGAACTTGTTTGATAAACTCCGGAGGTATTTTATCTTTGTTTCTTGCAACAAAATCAAACTTTCTAATTAGATTAGTCTGTATTTCTTGTGCTGTTAACTCATCCTCAGCTTCAGGTTCTTTCTCTGTGTATTGTGCTGCTAAAGTTAATTGCTCCATAGCATACTTTTCCCCTATCTCTTTTGCCTTATCACTTTGATAATAGTTTCCTTGTATGTCTCTATAAAATATTGTAGGGTTATTGTCTAGTAATTTTTTTAATTCATCTTTTTTTATATCCCCAGTCCCCATGTCATAAACCTTTAATGGCAAAAGCTCTCTACTAAAAGTATAATTCTTTATTTCCCCATCTTCCTCAATAGATATAGGATAGGTTGACAGCATGCTTCTTAATTGCACAGGCTGTTGTATCATTGTCTGTGCTAAGTTCCTCAAAGCATTATCTGCTTCTTCTCCCTGTTTAGTTACAAAATCTCCTGCAACTACTGACCCATCAGCTTTAGTTATCGTCTTTACACCTATTCTTTCAAAAGCTTCTTTAACATTTTTATT